ATAGATAATAGTGTATTATATAATTATAATTGAAACATAGTATGGCAAAAGGATTTACTGTTAAATCAGCTGCTGCAAAAGCAAAAAAAGAAGCAGACACACCAGAGTGGGATTACGATAAAGCAAAAAAGTTGATAGCAGGTAAGACGGTTGTGTTCTGTCTACCAGGTCGAGGAGTATCATATACATTTTTAAAGAACTTTGTAACTCTCTGTTTTGATCTAGTACAAAACAAAGCAAGTATACAAATATCACAAGATTATTCATCAATGGTCAATTTTGCCCGTTGTAAATGTCTTGGTGCAAATGTTCTTCGAGGTCCTGACCAGTTACCTTGGGATGGTAAACTTAAGTATGATTATCAGTTATGGATTGACTCTGACATTGTTTTTAATGTTGAGAAGTTCTATCAACTTGTTTTAATGGACGAAAAGATTGCATCAGGTTGGTATTGTACAGAAGATGGAAGAACAACTTCAGTCGCTCACTGGTTAGATGAGGATGACTTCAAGGGTAACGGTGGAGTGATGAACCATGAGACCATCGACTCAATTAGTAAGAGAAAGAAACCATTCACAGTGGACTATGCAGGTTTCGGATGGTTACTTATCAAGCATGGAGTATTTGAAGACGAAGGAATTAAGTATCCTTGGTTTGCTCCGAAGATGCAGATATTTGAATCTGGTGCTGTTCAAGACATGTGCGGAGAGGACGTTTCCTTCTGCTTAGACGCAAAAGAGGCAGGTTTCCGTATTATGTGTGACCCTCGTATTCGTGTAGGACATGAAAAAACAAGAGTTATATAAGATTACTCATAAGGGTGAGACTTTATTTGATAATCTCACAGAAGAAGAGTATATGGACAAGATGCAGGACTTAGCAGATGACTTCTTTGAGAATGGTAGTCCGCATCCGCTCGAACTTAGAACAGAAATTAAAGAAAACTAATGGCAAAAACATTTAGCATGGGTAACACAATTGAAACCCACCCGAAAAAAACTCGTCAAGGAAAGGGAAAGCATTCAAAATATGCAGCAACATCCCGTAACTCGGCTCGTAAAAGATACAAAGGACAAGGAAAATAGATGGCTTGTTTGATTGCGAACCTACCTTCTTATGAAGTATGGGTAAGAAAAGAGTATTTGACTGATCATAAGAGTGGTCATGGTGAATTTGTAAAGGGAGTATGGGTATCTGCGAAGAGTATACCTGGTCGTGCGTTTTATTTTGAGACATATTTACCCGAATATGCTGCAATGTTCGATAAATTACCAATTTCTGCGTTTACATCAGACCCAGAGACACCTACACCTGACATGACACTGCATAATTTGCAGTTTTGGAACTGTATGGACTATGGAGTGGTCGCAGTTCAGAAGCAATTTATCGGTTCAATGCACTATGAGGTCTATACAAGAGACTATGGCAACCAAACTGGCACATATATTTGCACTTTAGACAATTATCATCAAGATGTAGACTCAATTGACTACTCTACAAGTGAACAACCTGCTGAACACAAGTCACATAACCTCTTAGAATTAGATAATGGGCAGTTTGCACTCTATCCAAACAATAGAATGCGTATCTATGATAACAGTATTACACCAGAAACACCCAAAGTACCTGATTTTAAGGTATCAACAGTGTACTATCAGGTAGAAAATGGTCATGATCGTGATGGATTGGGTTCAGAGGAGAATTATTTCTGGAAAACAGCAAAAGAAAGAGCAGTTGATATGAATGTAGGTGCAGGAAATACAGCAATTGAGAAGAAAAGAGCTCCTTTTGAACCAGAATTAGGATAAATAATAACATTCTGTAAAAAGTGTCATAAATAAAACAGGAAAGTACCTGTAACATGGCGATAAAGAGGATTTCAAGGGCATTTAAGGACATAAGCTTGTCTTTTACCCCTCATCCAATCACAAAAGACCTTACAATTCTCAAAAATGAGAATGCAATTAAGAAGTCTGTAAGAAATTTAATACAAACTATTCCGACTGAGAGGTTCTTTAACTCAGTTTTGGGATCTGAGGTGCGTGATAGTCTATTTGACTTTGTAGATTTTGGTACTGCGTCTGTAATTCAGAATCAAATACTGATTACACTTGAAAATTTTGAACCTAGAATAGAAAATGTAGATGTTGAAGTCGAACCGAGACCAGATACTAACGAATTTGAAGTTAAGGTGTTCTTTAATATTGTTGGACAAGAAATTCCTACACAAGAATTCACATTCATGCTCGAAGCAACAAGATAAATGCCTTTTACTAAGTTTACAAACCTAGATTTTGACCAAATCAAGACTTCAATCAAGGATTATATCCGTGCAAACTCAGATTTTACCGATTTTGACTTTGAAGGATCTAATTTTTCAGTCTTAATCGACACTTTAGCATATAATACGTATATAACAGCATTTAATTCCAACATGATTGTAAATGAGTCATTTTTAGACTCTGCTACAGTCCGTGAAAACGTGGTTTCTTTAGCTAGAAACATTGGATATGTACCAAAGTCAAGAACTGCAGCACAAGCAACGGTTTCTTTTGACTTTACAACCTCTGGTAATACCCCAACAATCACTCTTCAAGCAGGTTTGGTATGTGTAGGTAGTTCAAATGATACTTCTTACGTATTTTCAATTCCAGAGAGCATTACAACTGTTACATCTCAGAGTTTTGATGCAAATGGTAATATAATAAGCAGTACAGCATCTTATAATGACATAGTTGTATATCAGGGAACTTATTTAACAAAGAGTTTTACAGTAGATGGTTCACTTGACCAGAGATTTTTACTTGAAAATTCATTTATTGATACATCAACTATTAAAGTTTATATAAAAGGTGCTGCTGATACTGGTTTAGGAAGAGAATATCGTAAAGTAGATAATATATTAAACATCACTGATGTATCAGAGACTTATTTAATACAAGAGACTACTGATGAAAGATATGAACTTCTTTTTGGTGATGGTGTATTTGGTAAAAAATTAGAAAATGATGCTGTAATCACAGTTTCTTATATTGTCACAGATGGTGTCGAAGGTAATGGTCCTGCTCTCTTTAACTTTGCTGGTAGTGCTGTATCTTCTACAAATCAAATTTCTTTACCTTCAACCACACCAACAATCACAACTATCACAGCGGCATCTAATGGAGGCAATATTGAATCAATTGACTCGATTAAGTATTTTGCACCTAGACTTTATTCATCACAGTACAGAGCAGTTACAGCTAGAGATTATGAGTCTGTAATACAACAAATATATCCAAATACTGAATCAGTTTCTGTAGTTGGTGGTGAAGAGTTAGATCCACCAGAATTTGGAACTGTCTTTATAACAATTAAACCTAAAAATGGTGAATTTGTATCAGACTTTGATAAACAGTCTATCTTATCAAACTTAAAAGGATATACATTAGCTGGTATCAATCAAAAAATACTTGATCTTAAATTATTATATGTTGAATTAGATTCTTTTGTTTATTATGACCAGTCAAAAGTTACTACAGTATCAGAATTAAAGACAAGTATTATAAATGGTCTTCTAACTTATGGTTCATCTACTGATATCAATAAATTTGGTGGAAGATTCAAGTATAGTAAACTAATAAATGTAATTGATAATATTGATGATGCAATAACATCTAATATAACAAGAATCAGAATTAGGAGAAATCTTAAAGCGTTGACAAACCAGTTTGCTCAGTATGAATTATGTTATGGTAATAGATTCCATATCAATCCAGAAGGTAAGAATATAAAAAGTACTGGATTTACTATTCAAGGTCAAACTGACACTGTATACTTGACAGATATACCAAATAAAAATTCTGACGGAAGTTTAGATGGAAGTGGAAAGGGTGTTTTAGCTATTGTAAAGGGTGATAATGAACTATCACAAGGTCAATTGATTGTTGCTTCTGCTGGAATCGTTGATTATGATCATGGAGAAGTAATTATATCAACTGTAAACATTACTTCTACTCAGAGAAGTAATAATATTATTGAAATACAAGCATTTCCTGAATCAAATGATGTTATTGGATTGAAAGATTTGTATCTCAGTTTTGCGGTTGGAGATAGCTCCATAAATATGGTTAAGGACACAATTACATCAGGTGAACAGATATCTGGTGTCGGATATAAGGTTACATCAAGTTATGCAAATGGAGCACTGGTAAGAGGATAATATGATAACCACTGGAATTGATAAGAGAGTCAAAGTCCAACAGATAATTGAAAATCAAATACCTGAATTTTTAATATCTGAAAGTCCAAAGGCAGTCGATTTTTTAAAACAGTACTATATTTCTCAAGAGTATCAGGGAGGTCCAATTGACCTTACTGATAACCTAGATCAGTATATAAAATTAGATAATTTAACTCCAGAGGTTGTTGTAGGAGAAACAGCACTAACGAGTGGTATTACTACTACCGATACTACTGTAAACGTTAGTAGTACTAAGGGTTTTCCTAATGAATATGGTCTTTTTAAGATTGAAAGTGAGGTTATAACATACACTGGTGTCACTACAAATAGTTTTACTGGTTGTATTCGTGGTTTTAGTGGTATAACAACTTTTCATGCTGAAAATAATCCATCTGAATTGATTTTTAGTGATTCGGATGCTATTAATCATGATGATGGATCAACTGTTCAAAATTTAAGCGCACTTTTTCTTAAAGAATTTTACAAAAAGACAAAAAAACTACTTACACCTGGTTTAGAGAATGTAAATTTTGTTAATAATTTAGATGTAAGTAATTTTATTAAAAATTCAAAGTCTTTATATCAGTCAAAGGGAACAGAAGAGTCATTTAGAATATTATTCAATGTATTATATAATGAAACTCCTAAAATTTTAGATTTAGAGCAATATTTAATTAAACCATCTACAGCAGAATTCATAAGAAGAGAAATAATTCTTGTTGAAGCACTTTCTGGAAATCCAATTCATTTAGTAGGTCAAACAATTGTAAAATCAACTGATAGTGCAACAAGAGCATCAATATCAGAGGTTGAACCCTTAACAAGAAGAGGAAAGGTATATTATAAAATTGGTTTATTCGTAGGATTTAATGATGTTGATTTAATTGAAGGTACATTTAATGTAACCCCTAAAACAAGAGTAATTGGAAACGTTTCAGCGGGTTCATCAGTAATTACTGTTGATTCAACTGTTGGATTTGGTGCAACTGGCACATTGGTGTCTGGAATAAGTACAAATATCTACTATAGTGATAAATCAGTTAATCAATTTTTTGGATGTGAAAATATTGTAGGTATTATAACAACAACTGACGATATAAGATCGGATGAATATTATTATGGTTATGAAGATGGTGATTTAACCAAAGAAGTAAAATTAAGACTCACTGGTGTCTTATCTAAATTTGTCCCAACCTCAGATATTCGTTTACTTACACAAGGTGAAAATATAACAGTTAGAAATGTTGGTGAAAAAATACTTAATCCATCTGAAAATAGAACAAAAAAAGAAATATTTGCAAACTCTTGGATTTACAATACTTCTTCACGATTTACTGTTAAAAACATATTTGGTGCTAATATTGTTTTATTTACAAGTGACATTGATAAATCAAGTTTAAAAATTGGAGATAATATTGAAGTATTATTTAAAAATGGAGAAGAAGTAGTTGCTACTGGTACTGTTGGAAATATTAATACAGATACATCAACGATTTCAATAAACAATTTAACATTATTATCAAATATTACGGTATTACCAGATCCAAATCGTGAATATGATTTAAGAAGAGTTATTAATCGTGTTTCAAGTACAAAAACTGATGTTGATTTTGGACAGAATATTTTAACATCAGATATAACTAATGTTTATAATGAAATGGATGAAGATTTATATGTTGCATCTAATTCATTACCATCATATCAAATAACCACAGAATTACCAAAATCAATTATACCAGAGGCTGTTGCAGGAAATGAATTGCCAAATTCAGGATATAATCCAAATACTCTGAAATACAGTATCATATCCTTTCCAAGTCCAGTTCCATTCATAACTGGTGATGAAGTTTTTTACACTGCACAGGGAACAGTTTTACCAGATTTACCACAAGGTTCATATTTTGTGGAAGTTTTATCAAACGGAAATCAAATAAGATTATATCGTTCTAGATCGTTTATTCCAATATCTGATTTTGTAGAATTTCAAGCATTACAAGCAGGAACTGGAACACATACATTCTCTTTAGTTGGTATCCTTGATCAAGAAATAGCATCACAAAAGTTACTTAAAAAGTTTCCCTTAAATCCAAATTTAACAAATTCAACATCCGTAAAGACAACATCAGGATCAACAGGAATGTTAATTAATGGTGTTGAAATAAAGAATTATAAATCAGACGATAAAATATTTTTTGGACCATTAGATGGTATTACACTTTTAAATGGTGGATCAAATTACGATGTAGTAAATCCACCAGAAATAACATTATCAAGTCCAGGAGTTGGAAATACAACTGCTTTAATTAGACCAGTGATTAATGGTAGTGTAACCACCGTTCAAGTTGATCCTCAGAATTTTGGTATTCATAGAGTATTATCAGCAACAATTGAAGGTGGTAATGGTGATGGTGCTATCTTAGAACCAGTTTTATCTGAAAGAAAAAGAGAATTAAGTTTCGATGCTAGATTATTATCAGATTCTGGTGGGGTAGATAATGTAGACGAGACTATAACTTTCCAAGATAGACATAATATTGTAAGTGGTCAACCTTTAATATATGATAGAAATAACAATCCACCATTAGGCATTGGAACTGTAGGTAATGATTCGGGAACATCTGTTGTTGGTTTAGGAACCACAACACTTGTAAATACAGCTACTTATTACCCAGAAGTTGTAAATACAAGAACAGTAAAGTTATATCAAACTTTAGGTGATTACAGTGCAGGTATAAACACAGTAGGATTTACAACAACAAATAAAATAGGTGTACATAAATTTGAGTTGTATTATAATGAAAAAACATTAAAAGATATAAGAATAATAGATGGTGGAAGTGGATATGAAAATAGACAAGTTTTTGTTAAACCAATTGGTATTAATACTATAACAAATGTCATTCATTTTGATAATCATGGATTTAATAATGGTGATAAAATCGTTTATTCTACTGCTGTCGGTATAGGATCTACATTACCAACTACAGTTACTGGTTTAACTACATCAACAGGTATTACTACAACTTCTAATTTTTATCAAGTATTAAAATTAAATAGTAATGCATTTAGACTTACAAATGCTGGTCTCGGTGGAACTATAACATCAGAATTTAAAAGAAACGACTATATCAAATTTTCAGATCAAGGAACTGGTTTCCAAGTATTTAAGTATCCAGATGTTAGATTAAATCTAAAATATGAACTTGCAAATACTGATGTTGGCGTAATAACAGCAACTCCAGTTTTAAGGGGAAATATTACAGATGTTTTATTATATGACAAAGGAACTGGTTATGGATCTGACATACTAAACCTTGAAAAATCAATATCAGTAATAGTTAAAACTGGTAAAAATGCCCAGTTAAAACCGATTGTAACAGACGGTAAGATTACTTTTGTAGAAATACAAACAAAAGGTAGTGAATACTCTTCTGCACCCGATTTAGAGGTAGTAGGAATAGGAACTGGACTTGGAGCAAAACTAAGAGCTGTTGTACAAGGTGGCAAAATTGAAGAGGTAATTATTTTAGAAGGTGGATTACAATACCAACAGGATAAAATTGATATTAAGGTTGTTCCACCTGGCACAGGAACAAAAATTGAAGCAAGTATAAGAGGATTAACAGTAAATAGATTTGCAAGATATGGGAATGAGGCATTAATTGAAACAAATAATAAATTACAATATTCGATTGTAGGATATTCAACTCAGATTGGAAATGATACATTCGGTGATACTGGTGGTGGACATTCACCTATAATTGGTTGGGCGTATGATGGAAATCCAATATATGGACCTTATGGTTACAGCGATTCAACAGATGACAACTCAGCTGTTAAAATATTAACATCTGGATATATTTTAGATCCAAATAATGTTACTAATCGACCACATCAATTTAGTAATGGATTTTTTGTTGAAGATTATAATTTTACTAATTCTGGTGATTTAGATCAACATAATGGTAGATACGGAAGAACACCAGAATATCCAAATGGAACATATGCATATTTTGTAGGTATTGGTTCTAATACTTTGTTACCAGAATTTCCATATTTTATTGGAGATACTTACAGAACTGACCCGTCAACTGAAAACTTTAATATTAATCAATCAACATTTGATTTTGGCAATTCTAATTTAATACGTAATAGTTATCCATACAAAGTATCTGATCCATTTGCAGATAATGATTTTATTGTCGAATCAAATGAAATAACATCTCAATCATCAATTGTTGAATCAACCACATCTGGTTCAATTAATTCAATTCAAATTATTAATACTGGAGATAATTATGAAGTTGGAGATTCTGCTGTATTTGATAATACAGATACTAATGGTGGTGGATTAAGTGTTTCTGTTAATAGAGTATCTGGTAAACCAATTGAGTCAATTAATACTACTGTTGATACTTTTGATGCAACTTTTGTTTGGAGAGATCCAACTCATGTAGCAGCATATATTGGAACTGCTCCTAGTTTAAATGCTCATGATAATGTTGTAATATCAGGTTTAAGCACAACAGCTATTAAAGGACTAGCAGGATCACATAAAATTGGTATTAATACTGCACAAACAATTATATATCAACAAGTTCCAAATGTTGCAACCACTGGCATTACAACTGACATATACGTTACAACTATACCAGAACATATTTCAGTTGGTAGTACAATAGGAATTGGAACTGAAGTATTATCAGTCTTAAATACATTCAATCAAAATAATATATTAAGAGTTAAGAGAGGTGTATCGGGTGGAATTCATACTGTTTCAACACCAGTTTCTCTCATACCAAGTTTCTTTAATATCCCACTCAGAACTAAAGTATTTGATTCATCTATAGATGATAAGGTATACTTTAATCCGCATGAATCTGTTGGTGTAGGTACAGTTGTTGGATTAGGATCAACTGCAACATCAACTTTAGGTGATTTAATAAGTGTTGTTTCAACTCCGACTCGTAGTATAAGACTACCAAATCATCCATTTAAAACAAATCAACAAATTACATTAACTAAACCAAGTGTAGGATATGCTCTAACAGTTTCAAAGGATGATGGAGCTACAACATTTAATATACCTGAAACAGGGAATAGTCAAAATATATTTGTAATTAGAAAATCAAAAGATTACATTGGAATAGTAACTCAGGTTGGTTTAACAACAAGTTCTGATGGATTATCTTTTGTAGGTGATACAACTGTTGGTTCAAGTAGTTTTGAATATTTGTTTGAGAGTAATTTTGATAAAGTAACTGGAAAATTACAAAGAATAGATGCAGTAGTTTCAGTATCTACCGCACATGGTTTGATTGATAGTGATGTAATAAATCTATCTCTCAATCCAAGTCAATCTGTTGGAATCGGAACATCAACTCAAATAGATCTTAGATTTAACTCAAATACTCATAATTTATTAGTTAATCCATTTAATGTTGCATCTAGTGGAGTTACAACTTCAACTAACAACTTTAATTTTACTGCCCATAATTTAAATACAGGTGATAAAGTTCAATACATTTCAACTTCTGTAACAGAAGGTTTATCAAATGAAGAATCTTACTATGTCTTTAAAGTTGATGATAATAATTTTAAATTAGGTGAAACATATTCTGATGTAACAAGTAACCCTGCAAATATCATTGAATTAAGTTCAACAGGTGGTGCAACAGGAAGTAATCATGAATTTTCATTAGTTAACCCACCAATACCTGTTCTAAGAGATAATAACTTAGTATTTGGAGTTGGTCATACATCTTTATCTGGATATGAACTTAATATTTACCATGATAAAGATTATAAAAATCAATTCGTATCAGTTGGAAATACAAATAATTTACAAGTCATAGGTGTTGGAACTGTTGGTGTTACATCAACTGCAACAGTTACATTAAATTATTCTATCAATAATCCATCAATTCTTTATTATAATATTAAAAAAACAGGATTTATCAGCACATCTGATACTGATGTTGTTAATTATAATAAAATTCATTACTTAAACAGTGATTATGATGGTGAATATTCAATCTTTAATGTTCCACCTGTTGTGGGTGCATCATATACAAGTTTTAGTATATCAATACCAAAAGTTCCAGAAAAATTATCATATACATCAGCAGAAACTAGTGTATTAAAATATTCTACAAAATCACCAAGAGCAAAAGGTCCTATTGATAGGGTGAATATTGATTTTGGTGGATTGGGTTATGATAGCCTACCATCGTTTGTAAGTGTAGCATCAACACAGGGAACAAATGCTACATTGTTACCAGATTCCACATCAATTAATAGAGTGGATGATATTAGAATTTTAAATCCAGGTTTTGAATATTCATCTGATCCTACACTTAAACCAGAGGCATTTATTTCTCCTGTAATTTCAATCATAAATTCAGATACAATATCAAATGTTGAAATACTTGATGGTGGTAAAAATTATACATCAACTCCTAATTTAGTAATTATTAATCCAGTTACTAGAGTTGAAGATACTTCTGGAACAATAACTGGTACAGTTGCAAGTAATTCCTTAAGTAATGTAGAAATTGTTGTTCCACCAAAAGGTCTACAGTCAGTAACACATGAAATATTTGCAATAAACAATGACAATGGATCTACTGTAAGTAAATTAGTGTATGATGCAGCAGTAGGTATTGTAACTTGTACTCTTGTAACTCCAATATTAGGTTTCTCTGTTCCTCCATTCTCAGTAGACGAAGAAATATTTGTAGAAGGTCTTGAAAAATTTGGCAATACAGGAACAGGATTTAATTCTGTTGAAAATGGATTTAATTTTTTCAAAATATCCGCAGTAAATAATATAAATCCTGCCACAGTTTCCTTTGATATATCTCCATTTACTACAAATGCTGGTATTGCAAAAACTATTCAGAATTCTTTTGGAACAATAGTAAGTCGCAATTCTTATCCACAATTTAAAGTTACTCAGGAAATTTCTAAATTTAGTGTTGGTGAAAAACTATTAGCTTTTGTAGGAACATCATATATTCCTGTAGATTTAAAAGTATCTGTTTCAACTAATGAGTTTATAAAAGTTGTAGAGGAAACACCTGGTGCATTTAACTTAGTTACTGGTCAACTTATAAAAGGATTTGTTTCTGGTAATATAGCAACAATTAATACTATATCCAAAAATTCTGGAAGATTTGATATTAGTTATTCATTGAGACAAGATCAAGGTTGGAATAATGATATTGGTAAATTAAGTCAAGATTATCAATTAATACCAGACAATGATTATTATCAAAATTTATCTTACAGTGTAAAAAGTTCAGTAACTTATGAAACTTTAGTCAGTTCTGTGAATAGATTGCTTCACACTAGTGGACTTAAGAATTTTGCTGATGTTGGTATAACATCCGTTACAAATGCAGGTGTTACAACATCTAGTTTTGCAGATACTCTTGCTTTAGATTTTATTGATAAAAAGAGAGTTGATACAATTAACAACTTTGATTTTGCTTTAGATATTGATACTGTTGATGGAAAATCAAAATTCCTTAAATTAAAAAATACAAAATTATCACCATATATTGAATGTAAAACAAACCGTGTTTTAGAAATAGATGATATATCTGCTTTATTCAAAAGCACTGCTACAACTTTAACTCAATTCTTAGATTTATCAATAAATGCAAGGTATGCAACATTTTTAGTGCAGATCAGAGATCCTAACACAGGAAACACTCAAATATCTGACATTATTTTATTTAAAGATAGTCTTAATATATTTACTGCTGAAAGATCAAAAATTCATACAACTCCATCAGAACTTGGTGGTCTACTTGGACAAATGGATGGTTCTAGTAATGTAAGTTTAAAATTTACTCCAGATGATCCAGAAAACAATGACTATGATCTAAAGATACTTCAAACTTCATTCAATACAAATTTAACAGGTATTGGAACTCAATCAATAGGATTTATAAATTTATCTGGTATAAACACTACAGTAGCAACAGCAACTACATCTACAATTATATCAACCAATATTAACAATACAGATGCATTTTTTGCATCAATTGAAGTAAATGATCTTGCAACAGATGAAACTAATTTTGTTGATGTATATTTGACACATGATGGATCATCCTCATACATAGCAGAATTTTATGCAGATACTGAAAATGCTTCAACATCTAATTTTATAGGAACATTCACCTCCGACATTACTTCAAATATTTTATCATTGAACTTTGAAAATGACCAACCAAATGAAGTTCTAGTTAGATCAAGAATAATTGGTATTGGAACAACAGCAGCGGGAATTGGAACCTATAGATTCAAGTTAACTGGTCAACTTGATGGAACCGAAAAAACTACTAGATTTGAATCTAA